CAGCCTGGCAGCGGGCTACCTGGCCATGGACAGCCTGGCCAGTGTGTTCAGCATCCCCGACTTTATCTGGCAGCAGCAGGGCGACGGCGAGGTGTTCGTGGGCAGTTGGGCCGATAGCTTTTTCGGTACCCGCTCCGCGCTGCAGCTGCCCGTCGAACTGTTCGACGGTTACCAGGGCAATCAGAGCGCCATGATCGCGCCCCTTCCAGGGCTTCGACCAGGTGCAACTATCAACCAGGGCGAGCGGATCACCAGTGTGACCCTTGCCGGCAATCAAATGGCGATCAAATGGACGACGCAATCCGGCGCAGCGTAGCGCGCCAATTCCCCGAATTGAGTGGTGGCTACCACCTGCCGCGCTTTGGCCGCGTGGTTGCGGTACCGGATGCGCCGGCAGCGCCCGGTCTGTGCGACGACTTCCGGCCGCGCTTCGGCGTCGACGTCGAAGTGCTGCTGCCGGATGGTGAGCCGGACCCGGATCTGCCGATCCTCTTTGGCCTGCCACTGCCGGCACCAATGGGCGGACAAGAAGCGGGTATGTTCGGCTTTCCGGGGGAGGGCACCACCGTGGTGGTCAGCTTTGCCTACGGCCTGCCGAGCAAGCCATTCATCACGCAGATCCTGCCGCACGGCCTCAGCTTGCCCCGGGTACCGAAAGGTGACCAGGTCTGGCAGCACAGCGAGGCCTGTCAGCAGCGCGTCGACGCCGACGGCAACTGGCTGCGCCAGACTGATGGCAAGATCCAGGACAAGGCGATCGAGCGCGAAGTTGAAGCCCTGGACAACACCGAGAGCTTCCAGAATCACACCAGGACAGTGGACGACCATTCGACCGAGTCAGTGGGCGGCATCAAAAAGATCGAGGCGTTGGGCGCACTCAAGCTGCTGTCGGGCGGGTCAGCGAGTCTGGCGGCCGTGGACGATCTGCACCAAGCCACCGGCCGCGATCTGAACCTGGTGGTGGGGCAAAAGCACAACGCCACAGTGGGTGGCGACATGCAGGAGAAAATTCAGGGCCTACGCAAAAGCGTGGCAAGTGTGAGCCAGCAACTGCAGGCGCCGAAGAACTGGATCGGGTCCGGTAGCGTGAATCTGTTTCAGGTGGTGTGCGATATGCTCGACCTGATGCAGCAGATGAACACCCAGCTGGCGGCTCACACGCACGTACCTGGGCCAACGCCGAGCCCGACCGATGCGGCGGCCTTCACGGCGAAGGCTGCGCAAGCATTGGACCTTTCAGCAACTTTAAAGCTGATCACTATCTAGCGTTCGCAGCCTCATAAATCAGAGCTGGGGTTCAGTGCGCCAACTACATTTACAGCCCCGCAGTGTGCTGGATATGATAGTTGGTGCACTGTGTTGTATATGTGCTTGATTTTTTCGTAGTACTTAGTCGATTGCGTCTCTTACAAGTTCCAAAAGTGGAGGCGACCCTAATACCGCCCATCTTAAAAAAGCTGAATACTCCTGACGGCGGCTCATTAGATTCTTGATTTTTTCAAGTGCATAAATTTTTTCATTAGGCAGGCTGTCTTCGTCTTCATAGATGTTCATCTGCTCGACAAGCTTCGCATAGCGCTTGAACACTTTTTTTCTAAGATAGGTAGCAGTTACAGATTTATTTCCCGTATTGTCGTCGTTAAAAACCTTTCTTATTAGATTGGCTGTTTCTACGGTTTTTGGCTCGTCGTTACTTGGTTCAATGAGAACTTGTGCTGAAAATGGTGTTAGCGGAGGATGGTGTTTTATGAGTCGAAGAGCATCTATAGTAGGGTCTGTGCAGTTAATTAAATTGTTGAATAGATGCCGTTTGATATTGTTGCATCTAGCGCATGCATAAAATAAGTTGTTCCAGTCGTACATTTTCGACTCGTCACCTTGGTGGGCGTCGAAATGCTCTACGTTTAGGCTAAGCGGATCCTTGGTTTCGCATATATAACATTTATCCTCAAAGTCACGCTTCAATGCTTCTATTACATCTGTTTCTGTCCATGAGGTTTTTTCAGTAAGCGATGCAGGAGTTCGTCCGCTGCGAACGACATTGAACATTGCTACACTCCTTCTGCTTTTCGTTTTATAACCTTGTTTATTGCGATTTCATAAAACATCCTGGACTCTGCGTCTAGGGAGTCGGCATGCGGTGCGAGTTTGTTCAAAATAGACTCGGCTTCGGAAATTTCAAATTTCTTTGTGGATGTGATATCCGCTAGCTCTCGTATCGTTTCTAAAAGTTGCGTTGAGACAGAAGGTACACCGAGTAGCCCTTCAACGACCGCTTCAATCGAAAACATCGACAGGTCCTTGCTCTCACTGCCAGAACTCAAGTCATATATCAACGCGTCATCCGTAGACGTGACTACGAATGGGGAATGGGTTGTAGCAATGAACTGAATATTAGGGAAGGCGTTGGCTAGAAACGGAAATATTTTTCGTTGTAATGATACGTGCAGATGCACATCAATTTCATCAATCAGCACTACACCTTGTAATTCCGCAGGTGTTACATCTAAGTATTCCGTTCGCATAAGCAAATCAGCATATATGTCAAAAATCGCCAAATATCCTGATGAAAGCGTTTGGAATGTGTAGGTCGGTTTGCCATTTTGTTCAATCCGGAAGCGTAGCTTGTCGGCGTCAAACTGTAAGTTTATCGAATCGTCTTCAAATAGATATCGAAGATTGTAAAGTAGTTCGGTAAACCACTTGTTTATTTTTTCGGAGCGTTCGCTTTTTCCTTCAATTTGGGCGCTAAGCGCAGAGCGTACGCGGAGGTTTACGAGGTGTTGTTCGAAGTTGGAGCTCAGGTTTTGATCGATCTGAATTGTATCTATGTCTGGTTTTGATCCCATAGCAGCGACAACGGTGTTTATCTGAGCTTTTCTGCTGGCCGGAAACATGCTGATTAAAGCAAGTTTTTGTTTTTTTAGTTCGATTAAATTGCGGGGGTCGTAATATGTGACTGTGTATGGGTTGAAAATATCCTGCAAGCAAATTCTTTGGTGGTCTAAATTTTGCTGGAAGTTTTGCTTTTGGTCTTGGTGGTATTGTGGGTCGGCGATTACGTCTTCCATTTCTTTAATGGCTGTTTCGTAAGCAGGTATATTAAGAATGCTGCCTTGTCCGATGTGTTTGCGCAATGCTACAAATAATCCTTCTAGGAAAGAAGTTTTTCCTGACCCATTCCCCCCAACGATTAGCAAATTCTTTCCTTCAATGTTTATATTGAAATTACGAGCAGTGTTGGGAAGTAATCCACTAATACTTTTTATTGCTTTCATTCGGTAGTCACCGTTTAAAATTTTTAAGGCTGAATATTGGATTTGCAAAGGTGATCGCTGTGAAGAAAGCGTTAAATTATCACGGCATAAAAAAAACATGCAAAAAACCACTTATCCCCCTCCCGCCGACGGGCTTTGTGTCCTTTTTTTGTGCAAATCCGGATGTAGTGCAAACGAACCTGCAGCCCAGACGGGCCGTGGGCCTCTGCTGGGGCTCGGCTATTTCATTTTGTGTGATGTTTTGCAAAGAAGTGCAGCCTGGTTGCACATTACCACTCAGGAGGGGGGCGAACGGGATGTAGCCAGAGGCCCCGTTTTCATTGGGCGAAAAATCAGAAAACACCTGAAAGGATCTGTTTTCCAATTCCTGATCGATCTTTTTCAGAAGGATCGGACCCACCAATGAAAACGGAGTGAATTTAACGCAGGCCAAGCACAGCAAAGGGTTGGGTGAAGTCAGGGCGTTTCACAGTTTGACCCAGTACATGCGACCCGATTAACCGATTCCTGGACTTTTGAGGCGGGCAAAACACTGCTTGATATGGCCCGCGTTTTCACCAATCAGTGCCAGGGCGCCTCGTATGTTCTCACCTGCTCTCGCTTCGCCTTGCTGTTCGATAAGCAGAGTGAGCTCCATCACCGCCGCTTCCAATGCCAACTGATTTACATACATCCTTTCAAGCACGTCTGGCAACGAGTACTCGCTTTCCATGGACTGACTCCTGTCTGTGAATTCAAAGCATAGCCTGCCCCCGAAATTGGGCTCGCATCACGTTGAAAATGTTGCCGCTACATAAAAAGGAATTCGCTGCGCTGGGGAGCAAGGGAAGTGATTGTATTCAGGACAGCCACGCAACCGTTCCCCAAACGGTGGCGATCCATATGAGGCTCAACACAATCAGGAGACCGATAAAGCTGTTCTCACTCATATACACCGCCAGCGATTCAGTGTGACCCCGTTTTAACGATGGGAGTACCAGGCTGCAGCACGGTGGCTACGGAGGTCACCAGGTCATCCAGCGACCAAGGTTTGTGTAGGTAGATTGTGGTGGCCGGCACTTGAGTAGGATCGATCAAATAACCGGACGTGAGAATTGAGGCGATCAATGGCCAACGGCTCTGGATCATCTCAATGAACTCTATCCCTTGAATCTGTCCGGGCAGTGACTGATCTACTATCACAAGCGGACATTGGTCTTGGGTTTCAAGGAGGCGGGTCAACGCATCATCTGCAGATTCGAAAGCCATAACATTGGCGCCGAGCTCGGCCAGAATGTCTGTCATCAATGATCGAAGGGTGGGGTCATCCTCAATAACGATCACCGTCCCTTCGATCGGCAGCATTCCTTCCCAATTCACGTTCACTCGCCCGTTCCTACTGTCAGGATTTTAGCCGTACTGAAAAGGACAGCGTAGGCGGATTTCCGTTCGGGGGGGAGGAAACGAGGATTTTCCGGGGGGTGCAAAAAGTGGGTATTTTTCGCCACCCTGTTCGAAACGGAGCAATTAATGCTCTGCAACCCGCGTGGGACGTGGCTTTGACACATGGCGATCAGGAGGACAGGTGGGCTATTTAAAAAGGTATTTAAATACAAAACCCTTATAAATCAGCTACTTGATGGGGGTGGGTAAATAGCTTTCCTGATAGCCCCATAAATAGTTGGGGTGACCTGAAAAATAGGTTTGTTGAAAGCTCTGAAAGCCTTGGTCTGTCTGGGTTGTAGAAGTATGAAAAGAAAAAATACCTTTAATACTCACTTTAAACGCCAACCTAAAAATTTGAATCTGTCCGGCGGGGAGGGTATCTGACGGGCGAGGCTCTCACGGTCCGACCATGCTGCTGGTTCGCGTAAGCATGGGGGGAGGTGGATTCTTAGAAACTGTCACTGAAACTGTCACCAGACGCTATTGGATGTCCGTGGACTGCGCTGGAGGCCTTGAAAATAGTGGAGCGGGTGAAGGGAATCGAACCCTCGTTATCAGCTTGGGAAGCTGGAGTAATGCCATTATACGACACCCGCTCAGAGCGGCTGACTTTGTACCAGATGTGGGCGTGGAAATGAAGTTTTTCTTTGCGTGGGACGGCTTTAGCGCAACTGAAACAAAGCAGGGACCGCATGACGGTCTATCGCGGGCAAGCTTCGCCTACAGGAATGCATTCAACACTGTAGGGCGAAGCCTGCTCGCGATGACGCTGTTTCAGATGGCCAATGCATGTTGGTCCTGGACGTAGTGATAACGCGGTCGACTTTCGTGTTGCGAAGGTTTCAAAAAGCCCAGCAATGCGTTGCGGCTGTCTCGGCAAGCAGCTTTGTGTTCCATGTCGAGAAAGTGGCCGGTGGCCTGCAGGGTGGTGAAAGTAGCGTGTTGCACGTGGTTGGCGAACAGTTGGGCGCCGTCGGCAGCGGTGTACTCGTCCCATTCGCCGTTCATGAACAGCACCGGCACGTTGACTTTCTCCGCGGCTTTGAAGAAGCACTGGCGATCACTCTGCAGCAGATCGCTGATGTGGAAGTGCATCTGCCCGTATTCATGCTCGGCCAGGGAACTGACGTGCCGATAATTGAAGCGCTTGAACAGTGTCGGCAGGTGTTTGCCGATGGTGCTGTTCACCAGGTTGCCGACCCGGTCACCGTCCCGGCTACCGAGGTAATCAATGCCGCGCTCGAGGTAGTCGAGCATGTGCGCGTTGATCTCCGG